AGACCAACCCACTAGAACTGAGATAGATGTTGGAGCAGTTGCTCCATGTATTAGGATCATTCCAATCCACCCACACATTTCTGGGATTTTATTTTTCACATTATTCATAACTTTCTCTCTCTTGATTATATTACTAGTATAACATACCAATTAGAGTTTGTCAAGAAAAATCGTAGCACCTAAGTCATTGATTCTAAAGGAATCACAAAAAAAGAATCAAGGAAAATATTCCTGTTGTCACAATTGACCCATAAATCCAACCCCACATGAATGCGTTTATGGGGTTGGAATAGTTTGTTAATTGGTAGATCACCCCCCTGCCAAACCGGGAGACTGTGGATACTGGGCGTGTTCGATTCGGATATAATCATCATCCCAATCAAATGCTTCCTTGACCACATTATCAGACAGGCCCTTGTACTTACGATGCAGGGACTTATCCTTTGCAGCGATCAATAGTTCCGCCTCATCCTTGTGTAGTCCCTCAAGCATCTGGACAAACATCATTTCACGTTTGTTCTGTTTTAGAGAAGGATTACCACCCTTAATGAAGTGATACAACTTGCGTGTCTCATGACCCAATAGGGTATGTTCTGTGCCCTCTGGAGCATCATTCTCCTTATATGGTACATCACCCTCTGGAAGTTCCCAAACAATCTTGGGGTCAAAGGATGACTTGCAAATCATGCGAAGTGAATCCGTCTGATACTGCCTCAAAAAACTTACCTTTTCCTTCTTTGTTTTCATTTTAGAAACCTGTGTCAAAATCTCTGCAAAGCTGCGTGTGTATGTGTCGATTGCCATTAAAATTCTCCTATCGATTCAACGAGGTTGCGTAACCTCTTTTGTGTAAAATAATTTAGTAGTTTGCTACGGTCACCATCTGGTGCCTCTTGATATTCCTTAATGCACTCCATGAACAACTCAGGTGGTGATTCTTTGAGGTCAATCAGTTTCTTGTTCCTCTGGAAATTCCGTTTAACCTCATCATTAGGAAATACCCCCTCGACCATCGTAGCAATCTTCTTCTTACTTAGGGGGTTCTGTCGCAGCCCATCAACAAAGGTATTATCGGGTGACAACACGTTAGGAACACCATCACTGCTATCACCCCTTAGAACATGCTCACTCAGATATATATCTGGATCAATACCATTGATAAATTTCTTGGTGATTGGACTGTACTGTGTCACGTTACGGAACTTCTGCAACTGAATGAAATCCTTGTCTCCTGACAGGATCAACGTCTTACCGTTGTCGAACTCCAATTCACCACATAGTGCCGCAATGATATCATCAGCCTCTGCGCCGTAGACCTCAAGGTGTTTGTAGGGAAAGAACTCTTTCAGTTCTGCCTTGACTGCGTTCAGCACTTCGAAGATGGCATCCCAATCGTTAGCAGAGGATTCTCTCCCCTTCTTGCGATTGTGCTTGTACTCAGGGTAGTAGTCCCGCCGCCAGTAGTGCTTGGAGTCATAGCATAGAACCAACTCACCATACTCATCGCAGAACCTCATGCGATACATGCGTAGGGAATTGAGGATCATATGACGAACCATATCCTCATCGGGTTTGGTTTGCTTTGTCATGTGCAGATGCATCATTACGGATGCAACTGAAATCTGGTTCATATCAACTAAAATAGCCATAATTATTCTTTCGTTCTACTTATTTATAACGGTTGCATTGAAGCTCATCATACGCCGTTCACCTTCTACAGAGAATGGATACACAAGATGTTTCAACCAAGCGGGAAATACAAGAAACTTACCCACCTCTGGTTTAAATTTTAGATTGTCACTACGAAATGATTGGGCCTCACCAAACCCAAACTCTATTAATCCCTTTGCTGGATAGTGGTCTTGGAAATCTTCTTCCCACTCATCATTCATTCCCTTTGGAACCTTGAGATAAATACCAGCAGAGAAGTCAGCGTTGTGGTGATGAAAGGGATTGAAGTCACCGGCATACTGACTGACCACCCAACTTTGAGTAAGATGAATGTTAGCCAATGTCGGCGATGTTTCAGTTCCCAATCGATTCCAAGGATTATTTCTTTTAATATCGATATGGTAATTTAGATAATCAAGGCACCCCTGTTTCATCGTCTTGAAAAGAAATTCTCTATCACTAGGATCAGTAACAGGAATTTGAATCTCTTTAGTCACCTTTCCAACAAGCTTGTGTGACCAATCCCACTGCTTACTCTTAGTATCGCTAGACAGAATATCATCAGCTACAGTGTTAACGATATTAACGAACCTGTCTGAAACTGTAGTCTCTAGAATTGCTGGGCTAAATGGTTCATGGAACTTTTGGGTCATCATCATCATCCTCATCATCATCTAACATATCAGCAAGCTTAATGATTGTATCAATTGTATCAAAGTCAACTTCTGTTTCAAAGGTATTATCTTCATTAATAATGATGTCAACATATTCTTCCATGAACATATGCGTTGGGTGATCCAATCCCATATCTCTATAGATAGAACCCTTGACCATTTCAATAATCATTGCCATGTCTCGAATGAAAGCTTTCTCACTAACATCAATACCATTCTCACCCATACTATGAATCATCTGGACCATCAAACTCTCAGTAAGTTCCTCAGCAAAATGCAGATTTTGTTGAAGAGCAATGATATCCTTATCAGGAAGCTTTACTTTTCTGGCGCTTTTTACGGACCACGGGCCCTTTACTACGTTGTCCACTGTCGGTGGTTGTGTCTTCTGGTCGTCCATCGATTCCTCTTTCCTCATTGAACATTTCTTGTGTATAGGTGCATCCCAGATCAGGATAAAATGTTCCTACGTCTCGTTTAGGTTGTCCCTTGTATGGTCCATACCAGTAGTAACCCATTGCAATACATCTGTTGCGTATTTTGTTTTGTTGCTGTTCTCCGTAGAACATGTCCACCCAAACACCATCACGAAGGTATTTTTGCATATTGCGAATATAACCCTCATGATCAGCAAGTTTTGCAATAGCACCCTTGACATTTTGTCTAACCGAAACACGTTCAGACTTTGCATAATCCTGTTGAACCTTGATCCACTGCTTAACTTTAGCAGGACTCAACTGATGTTCATCATCAAGCCTACGCAAACTCTCATGTATGCTACTCATACCATAGTCTGGGTTCTTAGCAAGTTTTGCTTCTCTTGCCTTTGCAAGACGTTCTGATGCAGCAGCCCTCTGATCATCAGTCATAGGTTTACGAGGTTTGCGTTTCTTAGGCGCTTTCCACTCACTATTGTCTGTAGTAGCAGTGATTTTCTTTCTAGCCATTTTTATTAACCCTTTTATACATCGTTGTAGTCCTAACGTCTGCGCCATATGCTGGACAAACCATTATACCTTCTGGTAATCCGAGAGCATCCTTATCACCAGATTCGCCGCAAATAAAATATACACCTTCAAACTTTTCTGGGTTAGCATGAATAAAGATTTTCTTCAACAATTCAAACTGTTTGAATTCTTTTTCAGTTATCTTCTTCTTGCCAGTCATTGGATTAGTATCCTTGTTCTTCCATTCGTTTTTCGAGATTACGTTTCTGCCTACGTTTAGATGCAGCACGTTCATGTCGTTTCTTTTCACCCTTTGACATAAAGGCCTCTCGTTCCCTTAGTTCATTGAACAGCCCATCTTCGGTGAGTTTCTTTTTAAGAATTCTCATCGCCTTGTCAACATTATTATTACGCACTTCAATTCTCACACTAATTCTCCTTCTTTTGAATAGTATACACTCTTTAGGTCAAATAAGTCAATGCACTTTTTGCATCCACTACATGGTTTTGACATACCAGTAATCCATTTTCTGTTCGCCTTATCTCTCTTTGCCCTTACAATATATAGTTCACACTTCGACAAGTCTTCTACATCAATAGACTTGAGTGCGTTCTTGATTGCATGGACCTCTGCATGGAAAAACACTGCATGATTGTTCTTGCAAAATTGAGCTTGAAAGGGGTGTGTCTTCTTATGATTGTATCCATAGGAAACCACCTTGCCCTTGCGTACCACTGCTGCAGCAATCCTTGCACCACGAACAGGTTCTACTGACTGTGCAAGCTTGAAAGTATCATCGAAGATTTCAGTGATCATCCTCGCCTCATCTTGGCAATCTCTTCTGCCTGTTTCTTACCCCGAACTGGTACTGCATTGGATTTGTGCATCTGTGCGATACCTATAATCTCAGTACCAGTATAAACATTCTCTTCTTTCTTTGACATAGAAGAATTGTAAGTAGGTTTACAGGACTCTAATTTGGCGCACTCGGCAGGACTCGAACCTGCGACCCACGGCTTAGAAGGCCGTTGCTCTAATCCAACTGAGCTACGAGTGCCTATACCCATCTTCTTGAGAAACTTGGCGTGTTGACGCTCTGCCTCTAGGACAGAGGCCGACTTCTTTTTCTGTTTGCGCTTGCGAGTATTCGTAGTCGAATAATACACAGGCAATAAATGCATACCGCTCATTATATAACTATAAACTAATTTTTAGGATTTGTCAAGGTCTTTTATCACATCTTCAATAAGAACAAGCTCCTTGTCGCCATCCTTATCCATTTTGGTCTTAATATAACCCTCTGATTCGAGAGTTTCAAGCACAGATTCTACAACATCCTCAATCTTTGGATTCCTAAAATAATTTCCTGCAAAATATGCGGCACCAATTGCGCCCATTGCAAGGGCTGTGTGAAGGTATACATCCATAACCATATTTATATCTTT